TACTCCAGGTACTTTTTCAAAAGGAACCCTAGAATTATGCTCAGTATCAGAGTTATCATCAGATAATGAGCCTCGTTGAAGGCACTGGCCTCCAGGAATGGAGGCAGTATAGTCTTCATCTTCAGATGACAAACTGTTCAAGTCTTCATCTTCAGAACCACCTCTAGCAGCTTGTAGACGAACGTAATTATGATGTGCATGAAGAGTTTCACGCATTTCATCGGATTGTTCAGCGGATATCAAATCAGCAACTTCTTGAATTGCGGCTTCTTCAGCGGCGTCTTCAGCGGCTATCAAATCAGCAACTTGTTGAATTGCGTCTTCTTTAGCGGCTTCTTTAGCGGCTTCTTTGACTTCGTTTAAAGTAGGACACTGAATCTCGGAAAGAACAACAGAATTTGGGTCATCTTCGTTGGCACGATGAAAAATGAATTTTACTTCATAATTCGATGTTTCCCCGTTGAATTCCACAGGAATAACTTTCGTCATAGTCAGGACTTGATGTCCATCGACTAGTACAAACTTTGTGAAGTCTAAATCGAAGAAAGTAAAATCTCCAAAATTGCGGGTCTGTTGGATGTACTGTTTGTATTCCAAAGAAAATGTCGTCTTAATACAGTTCATCAAAGAGAATTTTACTCCTTCATCATCACTTGTACTGAGATATTCACTCGTCAATCTTGTGACGAATGAGGTGTTTTTTTTGACACATCCAAGAAGGGGAGGACGAAGAACGATTTGGTTACCCAAAAACTCATCAGGCGAACCAAAATTGGCTTTACCGTAATTATCAAGTATCCAATTCACAAACTGTGTTTGGAAATCTGATATCACAGTGTCATAACTAGACTCATTGAATCTCCACATCAATTTTAGGTCAAAAAGACCAGGCTTGAGTGCTCCGAATCGGTCGTCAACAATAGGTCTCTTAGTAATAGCAGTGCTCATCGTATTTGTATTAAAAATTACAAGTTATAGGTTGCAAAGTCGAATATACTAAAATTTTTAAGGAGTTTCGATTTTTTTTAAATTACAATAAAATAACTTTTTTACTGTATGTCAAAGAGTTTATAAAATAGATTTAGATAATTGTTGATTTATTATCATTCGAATTTTGAATAATTTGAATATTATCAGATGTAATATTATTACTTAAATTTTCTATTTGAATAGTTTTTTCTTTATAATAATGTTCATTTTCATGCATTAAAAACCAAACAGCTAGTTTATTTTTTCTTCCAGGTCTTTGTGCTCTACCAATAATTTGTGTTTGTAAGTCATGTGGTGTTTTATGTAAAAATAATATATCAGTGGTAATTTCCAAATTTAATCCACAACCAAATAAATTAGAATTTAATAGTAGTACATGAATATTGCCAAAATTATAATCAAATACGCTTTTATTAATTTCATCTATATTACCATTATCTAATTCAATAAATTCAATATTATATTTTTGTAATAAATGGATTAAATCTTCAAATATTTTTGGAAATTGGGAACAGAATATTATTTTTGAATTTTTATGAGTTTTAGTCATAAAAAAGTTTTCAACAAATTGTAATTTTGATTTATCAATATATTTAATACCATTTTTAATATTATTTAACATTTCATCATGTTGTTTTTTATTTTTAAAATCATCATATAGAATCTCATTATTATGACAAAATAGACATTCTTTTTTTAATAGTTTTAAATACCATTCTTTAATACATTTATGACATCCTATTTTTTCACAACAATTTGAATAATATCTATTATCTTCATCTTCGATAGATTCATCGCAAATGGTACATTTATTAATATCAGTATCATTTTTAACTAATACATAATGTTCTAATTTAACATTTTCAGTATTACAATATATACATGATGTTTTTTCAAGATCAGCAAACCATTTTTCAGCACAATCATAACATATATTATTTTGACAACAAGGGCTAATAACTTTTTTTTTATCTTTTAATTCTTCATAGCATAAAGGGCAGCAGTTATTTTCTTTTAACCTATCTAAGATTAAATCTAATTTTGTTTGTGTATCACGTAAATGTTTTTTTGATTTATTTAAAATATTTAATAAATCATTTTTTTTAGTTTCATTTTCAGTATTTTCGATGGATTTTTCAAGGTCTGCTATACGTATTTCTTCCATTTCAATAATTTCTTTTTTATCTTTAATTAAAAAACTAATGGCTTCAAGCTCATTATTAGCTATTTTACTATGAAATTTTCTTTTTATATTACTAAAATCTAATGCGTTAAGTAAAGTAATTTCATCGTCATCGATTACATTTTTAAAAATATTATCCAAATAAAAATTTTTACAAATTATTTTATATTCATTACAATCTTCAATATTAAACGATTGTTTAATAAATTTCTCGTCACATTTAACAGATATATTATCAATTAAAGAAGGTTCAATATGATATGAGCCAGTTTTTTGAAAGTGAAAAGAAGCACTAACAAACCATATAAAATCGGCATTCATTTTATCAATTAAAATATTTGAAATACTGTCTATTTCGTCAAAGAATATTCGATTCATTTTAAGATAATAAGAATTAAATGTAGTACATAATGAATGATAAAATAATGAGGATATTAAATATATGTTATATTTATCAAAACATTGATTATTTTCATCATAAAATTCAATAATATCAGAATAATTTAATATTTTTTTAAAAGTTAATAGTCCATCACTAAAATTAATAATAGATTCAGTCCATTGGTTGATTAAATTTTGTGGTACAACAATTAAATTATTTTTAGATTGAGTATGATAAATTAAACCTAGAATAGTATAAGTTTTTCCTGATCCGGGTTTGTCATTCATAATTCCATATTGAACAAGATTAAATTTTTCAATAGAATATGCTTTATATACAGATGCTAATTGATGATTTTTTAGAGTAATATTAATATCTTTTGGTTGTAAAATAGTTGGACTATTTTCATTTAATGAATTATTTTCATTGTACATAATAATGAAAATATATATTACTATAGATTTAATCGAAAGTTAATTTATTTTTTTCCTTTAGTTGATTTAGATTTAGTTTTGGTTTTTGTTTTTTTAGGTTTAGTAGTTTTTTTTCCACCTTCTCGTGGTTGTAATTCATTGGGGTTATTCATTTCTCTTGGACGAAACATACTTTGATATCCTCTTTTAAATCCTTCTTTTGCTTTTCTATATTGTGTCGCAGCTTTTTGTCCAATATTTCTTTTAGATAATATATTTAAAATTTTGTTAGTTTCTTTTTTTAAATCTTGATTAAACTTGATATTACTTAGATTTATTTCATTTTTTAACTTATCTTGATTAGTTATTAATACATTTAATAAAGTTGGAAGATAAAAATTTAATTTTACTTTTGCTGTTAATGTATCACTATTTGAATTTAATAAACTTTTTAATAAAGGAGTATCAATATTCATTTTTAATAGTTCTTTCATACTATTATTTAATTGTTGTGATTCTTGCATTAAGTCAGTTATAGTATTATTTAATTTAGCTTCACCTTGAGTTTGTTGTGCGTTAGTAAGTTGTTTTGTTAAAAATTCTATTTTTTTCTTTAAATTATTTATACTAGGTTTTGTATTATTATTTGTATTATTAGGTTTATAAGGTACTGCATTAACGGTGGCGGGTATTTTATTATAAACAGGCATTGCTTGTACTGTAGATATTGGATTACCTTGTGTATAAGAACCTTTTCCTTTAGAGACCATTGATCCCGTTATTCCATTACTACCACCACCATCAACATTAGGTTTTTTACTATTTCTAGTGTTTTGTTGTTTTTTTAAAATTGCTGCTTGAGCACTAATGTTTTCACATAATTTTACAAGATTACTTGTAAATTTTTTTTTACTATTTCCAGCATCATTATAATATTCTTTTAATTTTTCAATGTAATCATTTATTGATTTATGAATTGATTCTTTTGTATTTGATGATATTCTTTCATCTAAAGCATTAATCTTAATATCAATATCACTAATTGGAGACTTATATTCAAAAATTTCTTTTATTAAATTACTTTTATTTGAATTTGAATTTGAATTTGAATTTGAATTTGAATTTGAATTTGAATTTGAATTATTAGATAGTCTTAATTTTGTTTTTAAAATTTCTGATAATTCATTTTTTACAGAATTTAAAGTATTTTGATTTAATGTTTTATTTGTACTAGCTCTAGTTTTTATTTTTAATTCATCATTATAAATATATAATATATATTTTATTAATTTTATTTTATTTTTAGAGATTCTATTTTTAGAGATTCTATTTTTATTATTTATTTGATTCATCTTTATATTATAAACTAATAAAATAAATTTTAATTAATTCAAAAAAAATAATTATTATAAAACAATATATCATGTGCAGCATAAACCATGATTTAAAGGCAATATATATTCATATACATAAGACTGGTGGTACAACAATAGCAATGAATTTAAGGAAATATTATGGATTTGAAACATTTTATTTAAGAAGACCGGACCATCAAACATTTTGTTATGATAAAAAGAAGAAGAAATATATAAATTATGAAAATAGGGTACATGGAATAATTAATTATTATAAGACATCGCCATATATAAATAAAAAGATGAGGATGAATAAAGAGAAGTGGGATAGTTATTATAAATTTTGTTTTATAAGAAATCCGTATGATAGAATAGTAAGTGCTTGGAATCATGTAAATCGTTTTAATATACCATTCAAAAATTTTTTGAATTTAAAAACAACATGTAATGATGTTGAATATATACATATGTTTATGCCACAATATAGGTCAATGATAAATGAAAAGGCAAAAAAGTATATAGATCATATAGGTTATTTTGAGAATTTAAATGAAGATTTTGAGATTATATTAAAAAAATTAGGTATAAAAAAAATAATGCATAATAAGGACGAAAAATTAAATGTCAGAGTACATAAACCATTTTATGATTATTATGATGAAGAGTCATTAAATAAAGTAAATTATTTAATGGATGAGGATTTTAAAAATTTAAGTTATGAAAAGATAAATAATATAGATGATTTTCATAAAAAATTTAATATTAATAGTAATGATAACTAAATTAAATTATGATATGTTATTTTATGCTTTAAAATTTTTACCAAATCATGAAATAATGAATATGTTTATTATATGTAAAGAATTAAATAAAATATTAAATAAAGAAGTTATGTTAGAATACATGAGTTATAGAGATCATCCGATTGTTTTTAATCAAAATGATAATTATTGTATGAAATGTAATCAAGGGATAATTATATTTAATGATGAAGATAAGAGTGATGAATTAAAATATATTATTTGTAATCATTCATAAAAAATATATTATTTAATATCATGAATAAAGATATAAATACAAAAAAAAATAAAGTAAAAGGTGGTAAAAAAATAAAAAAAAGTATTACAAAAACAAATACAAATACAAATACAAATACAAATACAAAAACAAAAACGAAACCTAATACAAACATAAAAAAAATAAATATGAATCATTTTTGTGAAGAAAATAATATTATGTTTAAAAAGATAAATAAATTTTTAAATAATCCAAAGAATATCTTTATATTAATGAAAACATTAAAAATATTTTTTCATCCAAGGGCACAGCCTATATTATTGAATGAAATAAAAAAAAATAAATCAAAAATAAATAGTATAGCAGAGAATTTTCATATTGTAATGGAATATTATAAAAATAATAATTTAGTATTAAAAAGTAAAGTGGGTCATTTCATGTTGTATTATGAGCATAATTTAAAAAGTATCAAGGTTAAAAATGATAAAGATTATTTACATTTTATGTTAAAAATATTAAATTATCCTAATTTGATATCATTATTAAAAGAAATATTTTATGTATTAAGTGACTATCGTTCATGTATATATTTTATGACACCAAATATTAAATTTAGAAATACGAATAAGGAAACAATACAAGAGTTTGTTACTAAATTCAGAAGTAATCAAAATATGTGTTTTTCCATAATATCGGGATATTATCCAAATGATAATTCACCGTGGGGATATTATTATACAGGTGCATATTCTAGTTTTGAAAGTTTAACTATATTAAGTAAATATTATCAAAATCCAATTAAAGAGTTAAATATAGATTTTAAATACAAGAAAAAAAATAATAAGCAACAAATATTGAATAAAATATCAAAAATTTATAATATTAAATTAAAAAAACAGGAAAAAGTAATTAATATAACGAATTTTATAATATTAATGAAAAGGCTAAAATATGATATGCATGAAGTTGTTAATTCAATATTTAATATAATATATGAAGGTGTTTCTTTCAAAAATATAGAAAGATGTTATGTAGTAAATGGAATTAAGATTTTTAGTCAAAAAAGGAATTATGAATTAGGGATCAAAATCTATTTATTAGTAAGCAATGGATATATAACAAATGTTAATTGTTTCGAAAATTTTATTCTTTAAATAATCAAATGGTTATAATTAATTATTTACAAATAATTTAAATAATTAATATATAATAATAATATATGGATTTATCACAAAATCAGTATAATCAAATATTTAAATATTATCAATTAGGTGAATATGATAAAGTAGATAAAATAATAGCATTTGGAGATATTCATGGTGATTTGAATGCATTTAAAAATTGTTTAAGAAAAGCTAATTTAATTAATCAACAAGATAGATGGATAGGAAATAATATACATGTTGTACAAGTTGGGGATATATTAGACAGAAAACCGCGGAGCGAAGATTATAGTGATGAAGATTCAGAATTTTTAATAATTAGTTTTATATTAAAGTTGCAAATAGAGTCTTATTTAAGTGGAGGTGGATATCATCCAGTTATAGGAAATCATGAATTAATGAACATAATGGGTATATTTGATTATGTAAGTAATATGGGTATGCATCATTTTAGAAATTTCAATGAAAGAAAAGAATATTTTAAACCAGGAGGAGAATTTTGTAGATATATAGCATGTGGATGGAATCCTGTTATAAAGATTAACAATTGTTTATTTTGTCATGGTGGATTATCAAAAGAAATAGCTATGAAATATACAATTAAAGAAATTAATGAAATAATGAGAGAAAAGTTATATAATAAGAATTCAAATTTAAGTGAGCAAAAGTTTCAGAATTTATTTGTGAATGAAAATAGTATATTATGGAATAGGAATTATTCAAATAATATGGAACCTGAAAATCCAAAAATAATGAATGATTTAAAATTTGTATTAAATAAATATAATTGTAGATATAAATTAATTGGACATACAGCATACACCGAAGGTGTTAAAATAAAGTATAGTGGTCATGTAATATGTATTGATACAGCAATGTCAGCAGCATTCGGCAAAAAAAGAAATAAATTTGATAGAATACATTTTGTTGAGATTATAAAAAATAAAATATTAATTAAATAGATTAATTATTTATAAATATAATTTTTTAATTTAATGAAAATTAAAAATACAAGAATACAAAAATAGAAGAATTGAAATAAAATATTATCTAATAATATAGTATGTTTATAATAGAAAACTATGGATTTTTCATATTTTTAACAGTGATTATATTAATTATATTTTATTTTCAAAATGGACAATGTTTTGATTTAAGAAAAAACATAAGAGAAGGATTTAATAATTCAAAAGAAAGATTTTCAAATATGAAAGATGGTTCAAGTATGAATATATCAGACATTAATTATTTAGGTTCACAATCACGAATGGATGATTATTTAGAACTACAAAAGAAGATAAAAAGATACGAATTACCTTTTAATAAATTTAATGATGGTTACGTATTAAATCAATTAGAAACACCATTAGTACCATTAAATTCATATCCTACTTTAAATTTCCATCAACCTTATGGACCTAGGAAAGATTATTGTAATTAATTATTTTTTTTATATGTAAATCATACCAATTATAATGATTTCCAATTTTATCTAAGTAATATGCGGAAAGCCATCCTAACAAAGTGCCAATTGTATCTCCAAGAATATTACTTAAAGCATCTACTTGAGATTTTCCACCAGGCCATACAAAAAGGTATTTGTTAATAAAATTCATACCAAATTTAGTATTTTCTAAAAATTCGAAAATAGAATGTAAAATTAACCAATTTAAAATAGAAATATTCCAAAAATAAGCTACTATACCTGACGCAAAGTGTAAATAAGTAAATTGGTCAAACATTTGATTACCCATATTATAATTTAATATAAAAATTATCCTAAATAATTAAAGCATTGAATTATATTACATTCAACACATATAGCTATTACGCCAAATGTTTTTCTAATAATTATTTGATGATTATTAGTAAGACAATTTTTTTTATTCCATTTATTTAAATATAGATGTGGATTAAATACTTGTGAAAAATTTTTAATAGTATTTATATCAAGTATATTTTGTGTTTCTTTATTTTCATTGTCATTAGATAAAAAAGTTCCTTCTCTACATAATGGACAACAATAAATGTTTGTTGAAACAATAATATCACAACAAACAATACAAAAATCATGGTTACATATCCATAATTTTTTAAAAAGATTATTATTTTTTTTAATTAAACATATAGTACATTCCATTTTTTATTTAACTTCCCTAAGAATAATCAATTTTTATTCTTCTTGGTCCATCCATCCCCATAATATAATAGAAATTCGTTTCTCTTCACTAAATTTATCTTTAGGTAATTGTGGGATACCATGTTTCCAATTAATATTTACATCTTTACCAAAAACATAAACAGAGTTATCTTCCAATGGAAAATTTACAACACATTTATTATCATTGAATTGAAATGCTGTTTCACGTGTAGCACCAAATGAAATAGATATTGTTGTATTCTGTTTTTCAGCAATATGTGGTTTAATTGCTGCAGCATCATGATGGAAAGGCTTCCAGTCGTCACTATTTTGGTACAAGTTAAATCGAGTACTAATTGTTTTAAAATTAAAATATTTTTCAATATCATTAATTACACGTTGGAAAGTAGGAACGCTTTCTTTCCAAGCTATATGATCATCAGCAATCAGATGAGTATCACCGTGCCATGACTTCCATAGTTCATTATTACCTTTAGCATAAGTATCTATTTCATTCATCAAATTATTAAATACTTCTTTATTCTGTTGTTTCAAGAAATTATTAACCAAAATAACATCATTTACATAGAAAACATCATTAAACTTTTCTTTAGTTGAATCTCCAAATTTTACACGCATATTCGGTTGTGAATGATTTGGTTTAAAATTTTCTGTATTTTTAGGTCTTTTTTTATGATTATTATGATTATTATTATTTTTAAAATTATTATTTTTAAAATTATTATTTTTAAAATTATTATGTTCATTTTTAAATGATTTATTATTTATTTCACATGTCAATTTATTTTCATCAATACCTGTAATTTCTGTAGCATATAGTTTTGAATCTTTTTCAGATGGAATGAAAGAAACATTCTCTGTTTGATACAAAGCTTTAAACAAATCATTACTTACTCTGATTTCTGAATGATGTGCAAAGTATTCTTTATCATCACTTTTAATCAATCCAAAACCTTTTTTTTCATTAAACCACGAAACCTCACCTATTAATTTATTACTCATATTAAGTTATAGTCATAATATACTTTTATATATTAATTTATTAATAAAAAAAAAATTGAAAAATATTATTTTCAATGTAATAACAGAGATTAAAAATGTCATCAAAACTAACTTTACCTGAATTAAAGTCCTTGTGTAAGGAAAATAAAATTAAAGGCTATTCTAAATTGAAGAAAGATGAGATTATTCAATTATTAAAGGATAATAATATTCAATTTAAGCAAGATGATAAGAAGGATAAAGTAGAAAAAGAATCATCTGATAATTCATCTGATGATTCATCTAAAGATTCAACTGATTCAAGTACTGAAAAGACTAAATTGAAGAATGAGATTAAGAAAGAAACAACAGAAGAGCTTGATTCTAGTATGAAAAATGAATTAACTAAATTATATGTATTTAAGGATGATAAATCTTCTAAATTTTGGGAAATCAAGTATGAAAATAGTGATGAAGAAAAAAGAAAGTACATTGTTCGTTATGGAAAAGTAGATACAAATGGAACTAGTTCCAAACCTAAAATGGATACATTAAAAAACATTAATAAAATTATTGATGCTAAATTAAAAAAGGGGTATGTAATTATGGAAGTTGAAACCAAAGAGAGTTCAAGTCTTTAATAAATACTTAATATATTTTATAAATTTGTTTAAAGTAAAAAAAAAATCACGTACAAATATGTAATGAATAATGATGGAATTATATGTCATTATAGAAATGTATATAATAACATGGATTATTGGAAAAGAAAAATGTTAATAATTTCAACAAGTGCGTATATATATAGAATATCCAAATATTTATTTGTAAATATAAATTGGTTTTTAGATAATATATTTTTAGGTATATTTTGGTTTTTTATATTACCATTAGGTTTTACATTTTTATTAAAGATGGTAAATAGTTTTGTATTATTATTTTGTAACCAAAATCAGAATTTAATTCATGACCATAATATTGATATACAATGTAAATTATTATTTATGGATAATAATACAATAAAAAATAAAATTATAGATACTCATACATATGTAGAATCAAGTAATGATATATGTGATTTATGTATGGGGAATTATATAAATATAATATTAAAATGTCATAGTAGTCATACATCTTGTATGAATTGTATAATAGAATGGTGTAAAAAAGATAATTCGTGTCCATATTGTCGTGTAAAAATAATAGAAGTTATAAAGTGAAATAATAGTTTTTAAAAATAAAATAAAAATTGAAACATTAGTAAGTATATAAAAAAAACATAGTTCCAATGAAAAACGGTCAAGAAAAAACTAAAATGTTTAATGTACCACCATTATATAATCCTAGTCAAAATAGGACAAACAAACCATCACCACCACTATTAAATATAAGCGAAATAAAAAGGTCATCTAATGAAAAAATAAAGGGTATATATAATCCTTTTGTGACTAGAAAGAGAAATCTAGATGGTAATTGCGTGTATGAAGAATGTACTTGTGTTGTTAAGTATAAATGTGTACGTCAAGTAACAATTATAGAAGATAATAAAGAGACAAAAAAATCTGTTTATTTTTATTTAATAGAGTATGAAGAGAATCATAATTTATTGAGAAAACTAGTTGATTTAGAGGAAATATATTTTGAAGATGATTTAGATTTTTTGTATTTAAAGACGATTGAATTACAACCGATTACTATTAATAATAAAAAGAGGAAAATAAAAAAAATAAATGAAAGTATATCTCCAAATGAAAATATGTTTCAGAACACAATTAAACCAGCATTGACAATAGATATTGAAATTTAAATGATTATAAATATAATATTTTTCTTCCCTCCCTTCCCCTCTACAACACCCCATCCCTCCCCTATTAATTTATTACTCATATTAGGCTAGTTTATTATCAAGTTTTCATTTGTTATCTACTAAATATTATGAAGTTATTATTTTACATGTACCAATGAATTCATTTTTTAGTTTTATAAAAAAAGA